TTAAGAATTTGTTTTTTCTTTAATCTTTTTTGTAAAGATTTTTTTAAACTATTTCTTTCAGCTAGTCCTATATTTGAAGGTCTTTCTAAACTATCAGGTTCAAGTCCTTTTTTACCTATAGGGTCTCTACTAAAATTACCTTTATCAGACCCATAATTTTGTGGTCTTTCAACAGGTCTTCCTGATGGTGTATCTTCATATCCTGTTGGTACTTGAGCGGGTCCTACTGCTTTATCTCTTTTATTACCATATAATGCAGCTAAATCATGAGGAGTACCATATGACATACCTGATTCTGTTGGGTCATTTCCTTCATTTTCTATTTGAGATATTCTAAATCTTTCCATAGCATCTGTAAGCATTTCTTCTTTTTGGTCTTGATATTCATCAGGGGATAAACCATATATTTTTTCATAAACCCAATCTCTACTAAATAGTTTTTGATCTATCATGTTTTGGGCTACTGCAGTTTTTGATGTAAATAATTCTATTTTTTCTTGTTCATAAACAATAGATGGAGTAGTTAGTTCTAATTTAAAATCAACTAACTGTTCATCACTAAACCCTTGAGCATATAAATGTACTAATGCTATTTTAGTTAATTCTGATTCAATTATTCTTTGTACTCTTTCTACTGTACGAGCAAAACGAATATCCATACCTGCTAATGTTGATTTTCCTTCTACTCCTTCTTCATATCCTAAGAAAGGTCTAGGTATTTTAAGGGCAGCCATCATTTTTGCTTTTAAATATTCAATGTCTGTAGTACCGTCATAATCTAACCCTTTAGTAGTATCAATTCGTGTTGAAGCATCGTTACCTCTAATAGGTATAAAGAAATCTTCAGTGATATTTTGCATATTATATTTTAGATTATAATCACCTGTATTTTGATCTATGTAAGGGGTTTTTTTCATTTTATTAGCTGTGTCAGACATAAATTGTTCTACCTTATCAGGGTCTGTATTACCAATATTTATATAAAATACCCTTTTTTCTGGAGCTCTCATAATTCTATGGATTAACATTGCATCCTCCATTAACATTAATTGTTTAAATACTTTACGAGCAGGTTCTAAATAAGCCCTACCATAAGGTAAATAATTAGAATCTGTAAGTAATCTAAAATGGGCTACTTCATAATTTTCTAAACTAAATTGGTCTCTTCTAATAGTATTTGTAGCACCACTAGCTAAACCATTAGGGTCTAAAGTAAATCTAACATAAGAAGGATTTTCAGGATCAGTACCTTCTTCTCTTACTACTTCATAGACTGATAAAGGAAGAACATTATATACTCCAAACTTTTCAGAAACTTCCATTTTTAAATAAAAATCTCCATATTTACACATATTTCTAACCCAAGTAGGAAGATTAAATTCTATATTTAACACATCATAGAATAAATTATGTAATATTTTTCTAACATTTTCATTAGAAGAATTAATATTTAAAGTTTCACCATATTCATTTCTTGTAGTACATTCGTCTGAAATAATATCAAGAGCAGCAGCAATAATAGGGTCATGATCCATAGCTTCATAATCACTATAAAGCTGCAATCTCATTGATTGATAATTAAGTGTTGGGTTATATTGTAATGATGATCCTACAGGTTTATGTAAACGTGTAAATCTATCATATAAAGAATTTGTAGCTAAATTTCCATATTTTTGAATTCTAGCTGTATCCATTACTTTAAGTCTTTTTCCACCTACGTTACGAATAATAACATCACTTGAAAAAAGTCTTTGTAATCTTGTAAATATACGAGTATCTGCCATAATATTTGTTTCTAATACATATTAATCAAGAAGCCAAGTTAAGTCTTGTTCTCCATGTTCTCCTAAATCTTGTGTCCATCCTGCTTGTTTTTTATTTACTCCCCCACTTATATAAATAGCAGGAGTACTTTTCTTCCAACTACCTAATGCAGCATTAGTTAAATCAAGGCCTTGTTGTGCAAATTTAAGTGCTGTATCTCTAACGTAACATGCTGTTGCTAAAGCCATAACTAAATCATCATTATAACCTGTTTGGGCTTCTGCTCTTCCATTTTTCCATATAAAAGTACGCATTTCTTCCATTGTTCTTTTTCCTTGAAGAGTTATTGATTTTTCTCTTAAATAAGCATCTAATTTTCCTATTACTAATGGTCTTGTTTTTAAAGACATAGTAAAACCAGGAACCATTTTAGTAGTATCTATTATATCATGTCCTTTAGCTAAAAAAGCATCTGCATTTGTTGCTGCATCTCCTTTAGGGGAATAATATAGGTTTTTATATCCTTTATCTATAACTACTTGTATGGTATTCCATCCTATATTAGCATTTTCAATAACTAATAATGCGTTGTTATATTCTGTAGCTACAGCTACTAACATATGACCATATTCTTTTGTACCTATTTGGGCTTTAAATTCAGCTATTTGTTTACATTCTTCTATATCAATAATATGAAAAGCTGAATAATCTTGAGAATCTCCTCTTGCTACGTCAGCTACTACCATATAATTTCTATTATAATCAGGATATTCCCAAACATGAAAACTACCATCTATTCCTCTTCTTTCTACAGGATCACATATAGTAGTAGCTTCATAATGGTTTAATAATTCAGGAGCAAATACAGTATTACCAGAAGTTGTAAAATCACAATCACATTCTTGTGAGGCCATTCTAGGTCCTAATTCATCTTCTTGTTGTTTTCTCCAATCTTCATCTCTTTCTGGATGTACTGTCCATGGTAATCTAATAGGTAAAAATCCATTTTCACCTGTTTCTGCTTTGACCCACATTCTATGAAAAAAGTTCCCAGTTCCATTAGGGGTAGATAATACAATTGCTCTACCTCCCGTTGATAATGTTTGTTGTGATGATGCCCAAATTTCTTCTATTCTATTTTCTTCAATAAAAGCAGCTTCATCAATTATCAGTAAAGAAATGGCTTCGGATCTACCAGCATCACTTGCTGCTGATACTGCTTTAATTTGGGAACCATTTTTAAGCCGGAGAGCTAATTTATTATTTTCTTCAAAACCTAATTTTAACCAAGAAGGTAAATTTTCATACATAAATTTTACCTTTGTTACTAAGTTTTTAGCTGTGTCTTGTTTTGTTGCAATAACAAGTACATTTATATCTTTTTGAAATAACATATACCATAAAGACATACCTGCTGAAAGTGTTGATATACCTAATTGACGTGATTTTAATATAATATTTCTTTCATTTTTATTTAGTAATCCTAAAACCTTTTCTTGAAATGTAAATAAATTAAATTGAATACGACCTCTTGTAGGATGTTGAATCATACAATATTTTTTCATAAAGTATACAGGATCTTTAGCACACTTTAAGTATTCTTGTTTTATTATTTGTTTTATGTTTTGTTGGGTCATATTATATGTTATACATATTTATTTCTTTCTTTATCTTACTAATTCTTTCTTCTGTAGTTCCTGATATTGTAATTACTTTACCAGGCATCCATTTATGCATTCCTAATATGGATGATATTTTTTGATGAATTGCTAATCTATAATCTTTATTTGTTTCTCTAACTCCATTATCTTCTATAGGTACAGATAAATCATCTATATGAAATATAATATCATATTCTTTTATAAGATGCCATAATACACCATTTATGTGTTGTTTTTCAGCTTCATTCATTGATTTAGATAATGCACAAAACGCCATTACATCAATAATAGTTCTATCAGTTATTATATTTTCTTGCATTAATTCAGCTGCTCTTTCAGCTGCAAATACTAATTGTCCTTTTAAAGTACTATCTGTATTTAAAGGAATACCCATTGAATTTAAATATTTACTTCGTTCTGTTCTAAAAGTATAATTTTTAAATTCTTTTTCTTTTTTTAAAGCATTTACTAGTGTAGTTTTACCTACACTCATTGTTCCACATAAACCTATTTTCATATTAATGTCTTGCTCCTTTCATTCCTGATTGTTTGTACCATGGTAATCCTTCTCCTGATTTTTTAATTTCATTCCACATATCATAATCATATATTATACCATTTAAATAATATTCTTTTTTCTTTTGTTCTTCATTAATTAAAGCAGGACCTTCCCAGTTATGAAGTTTATTTTCTCCATTAATTTCTAAAGTATAAGCAGTTGTTTTAGAACCATCTTCTTCAATTTTAATTAATTTTCTTTTTCTAAACTTTTTTTTACCTCCAGTTCTTCTAAAACCTTCTACTTCTACATCTCCAAATTCTTTCATATTTTTAATTTTCCTCTTCT